GTGAAAGTGCGGACTTGATGTTTACAGCGTCATTAGTATCAGCGCCCGCCGGGACTTCTATCATAGTTTTGATAGTCATCTGACGTACGTTGCTATTGCTGTCGATATAAACACCTTTCTTGGTTACAAAGGCATACTGGTTCACAGGAACAGAAGGATACGTACCCTGAAGCGTAATGTTAGGCAAGAGTTTTGCAACTTTTGGTTTCCAAAACGTTAAGGAGAACGGATCCGACTGCGAATGTGTTCTAGCATTCGTTTGAGTGCCGCCTAAGGTTGTAACTACATAAGCCTTCGCATTAGAATCTGGAGCTGTATCAGCTGTCAGAGTATGCGTCGGATTAGTAAGGCCAGTTATGGCTGCTCCTGTTACGGGAGACGATATCGATAAGGACATTTCAGACCTCGAAAAAGCACTTATTAAAGGTGCTGGGGTTATATAGAACGTTTAGAGATAAGAAGCGCCGTCATATTCGTCATCCTTCTCCACTTCTTCACACTCCCGAAGGAGAAATGAAGAGATGGGATGAAGGAGGTGACTTTACGACGTCGAAACTTAGTCCTCTTAACTTCGCTCCTGGGGTTTTCGGTAGTGTAGTTACGTAGCTGCAAAGGACCTTGCGGAAAATTCGCATTCATGCTAAATTTAGGAAACTTAGCAGTCACACAAACTTGGCGTTCGGTCGAATTGCACCAATTAACCTTACCTTCCAAAAACGTTAGTGCCTCAATCACATCACCTAGGTTGATAAAATAATCAACTAGAAAGGTGTAAGGAATGAGGTTATAGACTGTGGGAACAAAATCAGTGAGCGCCTGCATGACCAAGTCGTTACCTTTATAAGAATCTCTTATAGATGGTAAATCGACTCGTACAGCACCGCGAATACTGACAATCTCTTCAAGTCTATCGAACTCTAAGAGTTCCACTGACCAGTATGAATACCCCGTACCTGCGCTTTTTATAGCGTAGGGGAACGTGGTAGACCGCTTTTGTACCAAAATGGGTACTGTAGCGGGCCTGCCTTCTACAAGATAGGCCAGGTCATGCATCGCATCATCAATGTCTCCGATTAAAGGAGTAACTCCAAAAGAGAAACTCAAATACTCGTCGGCCAATATCTTCTTCCTACTTTTCTTACTTTTCACAGTCTTAAGGCGTTTCTTTACGCGCTTATGATAGTCTTTGGTAAGTTTTCGGAAAGAAGTTAGCGGTCGTTTTAAGAGATTGATCGTCTGTCGGATTTCACCGAGAAACACACCACCTTGAAATTTGTGTTGTGCTTCACGGGCCTTCGAGACGAATGCGACAAGAGCTTGATCGTAAAGTTCTTGGTTGTATGGATACATAACGGAAGGATCACTGTTAACAGTGAACGCGCCGGAACGCTCATATACAATTGTGATATTAGCTAAGGTATGATAGAGTTCAATCCTTAGTAAACCATTGACCCTCTGCACTACTTCGGCTTTAAAACCGTCCGCACTAGTCGTAGTATCAATTCCGGAACGCAATCTGAATTTCCAATCTGGGTAGTTCTCG